CTAGCCGCACTATTCCAGGCGCTAGTAGGCGGTAAGCGCACCACCGACCTCAGTACGGCCCGCCGCATCTACCGGTGAGAAAGGAGAGCCCAACGTGATCGACCTCACCACCATCAAACCCCAGCTCTCCGGCATCACCACTCGCGCCGCCAGAAAAGCCGACGCCGAACGATGGGGCACCGGCGACCTACACACCATCCCCACCGAACTCCTCCCCGACATCGACAGCAACGAAGCCCAAAAGGCCCTCTTGCGCCTCGCCACGCAAGCACAAAGCCTCGGCCCACGCGTCGTCAGCATCAAACGCTTCGGCGTCCTCGGCGACATCAACTGGGGCGGCGACAACCCCCAAGCCGACACGGCCCTCCGCAGCCAAGACCTCGAAGGCACCACCGACGAGATGTTTGAGCAAGCCCTCTACAGCGGCGTCATCGCCGGCATCAACCGCCGCGATCCCCTCACGAACACCACCCGCATCGAACCACTCATCGGGCACATCGAACCGATCTATAGCCCCGATAGTCCCACCCTCGCGATCGGCATTATTCACGCCTGGGTGACGCCCACGGAGAACGGCCTATCCAAGTGGACCGTCAGGGTCTACGACCTGCTGGAACGCAGCATGCGTGAGTGGACGAACCTGACCGACCCAGCGATCATCAGCAAGACCCGACCCACCACCATCGTGGAGGCCAGTCGCGAGTATCCCGCCGGGGCGCCCATCCCACGCTTCCGAGTCGTGCAGAAAGACGCCGACCGCATGCCCATGGGCGAACTGGCGAAACTCCTGCCACTACTCAAGGCTGACTGGTCCAGCCAGGTGCGTGGGGATCGCATCGAAGAATCCACGGCCATCCCTCAACTCGTCGTCAAAGGCGAGGTCGAAGACGGCACGAACGAACGCAGCCCAACTCACATCATTCGCGTCATCGACGATGGTGACGCCCGGTACATCGTGCCAGGCGACCTCGGCAGTCTGCACGAACACCATAATCGCAAGCTCGAACGCATCCGCGAAGACGGCAACCTGCCAGGTGGATTCCTCGGCACGCAAACACCGTCAGGTGAGGCGTTGCGGGAGGCGAACAGCAAGTTCATCAGCGCGAACCTGTATTACGCTGCGCGGTTGAGTCTCGTCCTGACCGAGTTGGCGGCGGATCACTGCGAGGCTGAGGGTCTCGGGGTACCGCCTACCGTCACCGTGACCATCAACCGCGAGTTCACCCGCCAGCAGGACATCAACGACACCATCGCTCTCGTGAACGCCGACTTGGTCGCGCAGGACGCTGCCACGCGGCACATAAGTGCCTTCATCCCGACGTGGTCTGACGAGGAGGTGGAGGCGTGGATTAGTGAGCAGCGTGCCCGAGTGCAACCACCCACGTTCGTGCCGGGAGAGTTGAGAGATGGCGACGGTTGACGGTCGCCGGTTGGAGGCGCTCGTGCGTGCCTTCGACCGGGCATTGTCGGCGCTCGAGCGTGACGCCATCGTGCGACTCGATGGCGCCCTGCGGTATGCCGCGGCGAACCTTGAGCGTGAGTTGCGGCGCCTGTACGTGGCGTCTGTAAGTGACCTGGCGGCAAACCCGAACCGGCTCTTGCGGGAGGCGCGCGCGCGCATGCTTCTCGAGCAAGTCCGAGCCGGGCTCGACCTAACGAGCGGCGCGCAAGCCAACAGCGTCTTCAATGCGCTCATCGGCGACTCGTTCGACCTTGGCGCCAGGAACGCGTTGGACATGCTCAGCGCGTACCAGTCGGGTCTCGTGAGCCTCTCGAGCAACGCGAGGTTAGTAGTCGCCGCCAGGGCCACGCAGGCGTCCTTGAGGCTCGCGCATCACGGTAGTGAGTTGGCGCTCAAGGTCGAGGAGCTTGTGATCGACGGCATCGTGCGTGGTCGCGGATGGGGAAGGACAGCCGCCGAACTCAGACGCGAGACCGGTCTTACACGGTGGAAGGCTGAGCAGCTCGTGCGAACTGAATCAGTGAGCGCCAGCGCAGCGTCTCGCACGGACACATTCCGATCGAACGGCGTTGAGGCCGAGCAGGTGCTCTGCACGATGGATGACCGCCTCTGCGCATGGTGCGCTAGTCGCGCGGGTCGCGCCTACAAGCTCGGCGAAATCGAGCTGCCCTTTCACCCGAACTGTAGATGTACGACCATCCCATACCGGCCCGAGTGGAGGGAGTTGGGATTGACCGATGACGACTGGATGACCGAGCACCGCCGCGCGAGCCTGGCGCGAGCTGATGGGCCGCCCAAGACGGGGCCGACGCCGTGGGAACGCCAGCGTGGCTTGACGAAAGCACCGGAGCCGATATGGTCTCCGTAGCGTGCTGCACGTGATAAACTAGTGTGCCTGGGACTCGGTGTGTGACCACCGCCCAGGCGCGACAGACACAGGAGGTCTGTATGACCCAGACTAGCACTGGCGTTGGCCAGCGCCGCGCGCCCGTCGTTCATCTCGTTTGCGTACGTTGTGGCAAACCCTTCACCCGTCTAGCGCATCGGCATCGGCAACGTGGAAAGCGCGGCCCGTATTGCAGCCGCGAATGCCTCAACCGCCGTGTTGAGCGTACGTGCGAGGTGTGCGGCAAGCACTTTGAGCGCATCGCATCCGACCTAGACGAGCGTGCGCTCAGGTCCTGCTCAATCGCCTGTAAGGAGATTGGTTGGGCCAGGCCGCTGCGAGAGTGCGATCAGTGCGGTGTGACGTACAAGCCACCGAACAACAAGTCTCGGTTCTGCTCGCACGCATGTTACGCGGACTGGCTATCAGAGTCGGGAGTTGTTTCTGGAGCGAACAGTCCACTCTGGTTAGGGGGTCTCGGATGGAATCGAACTCGCGGTGATAGTTGGCCACGCCAACGGCGCAGCGCGCTCAAGCGTGACCATTACGCGTGTTGCCGGTGCGGCGTCAAACGCGACCAGGTGCGCCGCTTGGTCGTTCACCACCGCATCCCATATCGACTGTTTGACGGCGATCACGAGGCGGCCAACGATCTCGGCAACCTCGTGACTCTGTGCGACCACTGCCATACGCTTACCGAATGGGAGCTGCGGCGCGGTGAGCGCCTGTTCTGAGCGTCGTACCATTGCCGCATGCAGATGAGTTTGGAGTCGCGCGCGTGGTACATCGACCGGTTCGGCATGGAACGCGAGTGCATCGTGGTCAAGGTGTCTGGTCTGGTGGACATGATTCTGGCAGTCACCGACCTTGAGGGCAAGCCGCTCGACGTGCCTCACGGCGACCTGTACTACGTGCCACGGCACGCGAAGGAGGACGAGTGAGTGACGAACTGGAGTTCGTGTTCCTAAGCGCAAAGGACGTTCGCGTGACCGTCAACGGTGAACCATTCACCGTACCCGAACCGCCAGAGATACAGACGCTCGGGTCTACCAGGTGCATCGGCACGATGGAGTTCGACGTAGACGGGTTCGTCCTGGACTACTCGAAAGACCGCCTAACCGCCTAACCCCAGCACAATCCTTGGCAGTACCGCCCCGCCTACCCGGCGGGGTTTTCTTTTGGCCTCTCGTGGCGCCTACGCGGGCGCCCTAGCAAGTACGCGGCCACCACATGACCGACAATCCCACAACCGCCGACCCGCAGGCCAACAGCGGGGAAACCCCCAACCAAGACACCGGCAAGACCTTCACGCAAGCCGAACTCGACAGCATGGTCACCGCGCGCCTCAGCAAGGCCGAGAAAGCCTTCGAACGACGCCTCCAAGACGAACTGAAGAAAGCCGAGGACCGCGCCAAACTCGGTGACACCGAACGCCTCCAAGCCGAACGCGACGACCTCGCCAAACAACTCGAGGCCGCCCGCGCCGAGACAACCGAGGCACTCATGCGCGCCCAACTCGCCAAACACGTCACCGACGTGGACTACGCCCTCTACAAGGTGCAGCAGAACACCGACAAGTACGTTGACAAAGACGGCAACGTCAAAGTCGAGACGCTCGTGAAGGACACGCCGACCCTCGCCCCACAACCGGACCCGCGCCCAGGCCCAGCTCCCACCACTGGTGGTGGCGGTGGCACCCGCGGATTCGACATGAACGCGGCCATCAGACACGCAGCCGGCCGCCAATAAGGAGAACAAGACATGCCCGTGAACATCATCGACCGTAGCGGCACGCAGGCACTCATGCCCGAAGAAGTCAGCCGCGAAATCCTCCAAGGCATGGTGCAACAGTCCAGCATCATGCAACTCGCCACACGCGCCCCGAACATGAGCCGCAAGCAACGCCGCCTCCCCGTCCTCTCCGTACTGCCCGAGGCGTACTTCGTGGACGGCGACACCGGCATGAAATCCACCACCAAGCAGAACTGGGCAAACAAGTACCTCGACGCGGAAGAACTCGCCGTCATCGTCCCCATCTCCGAAGCCGTCCTTGATGACGCCGACTACGACATTTGGGGTGAAGTCAGGCCCCGCATCGAGGAAGCCATCGGCAAGACCTTCGATCGCGCCATCCTGTTCGGCGAGAACGCCCCAAGCGCCTGGCCGGACGACATCCTGACTGCCGCCACCAGCGCCAGTCACACCGTCGACCTCAGCAGCATCGTCGGTGGTGGCGGTGACCTGTACGACGCCGTTATCGGCGTAGGCGGCACGATTGCCCTCATCGAGGAAGACGGGTTCATGGCGTCCGGTCACGTTGCCGCCATGAGCATGCGCGCCCAGTTGCGTGGGCTACGGGAGAAAGTCTGGAACGGCTCCACGGCCGTCCCCGGCGGCATTCCCCTCTTCCACCGCAGCGCGGACAGGCAAGACATTCAGGGCGCCAGCCGGTACGAGCTGGATGGCGAACCGGTGTTCTTCCCGCGCAACGGCAGCATGGACCCCGCCCAGGCACTCATGTTCACCGGCGACTGGAGCCAACTCGTGTGGGCCGTCCGGCAGGACGTCACGTACAAGATTCTCACCGAGGCGGTCATTCAGGACGGCGCGGGGAACATCGTGTACAACCTCGCGCAGCAGGACATGGTTGCGCTGCGCGCGGTGTTCCGCGTGGCATGGCAAGTGCCGAACCCGATCAACCGCGTGAACGACAACGCGTCGACGCGTTACCCGTTCAGCGTCCTCGTTCCGTAAGCCCCCACTGGCGTCCCAGGACGCCCACGAGTCACTACCGACCCCTGCGCGGGGTCGTGAACCTTAGGAGTAAAGCATGAGTGCACAAACTGGCAGCCTCAAGGTTGCCTTGACGGCTGCGACGGGAACCACTGCCGGTGGTGTTCTGAAGCTCGAGAACCCGGAAGGCGTTGATCTCCTCATCACGCGGTTCGTTTTGAACGTCACCACGAAGTCTACGGGCGCGGCAACAGTGGATGCTGGCGTGAACAGTGACGGCAGCGCTTCTAACGACACGCTGATTGACGGCCTGTCGGTCGCTACTGCTGGCGTGTACGACAACCTCGGCAGTGGGGGTAGTAACGGCAAGGCGATTGTGCGGTGGCCTGCCGGGCACTTCGTTGTGGTTACGGCTTCGGCAACGACGGCGGGCATGGTTGGGGATGCGCACATTCAGTACGTTCGCGCCTGACCGTGAAGGTCAGGTTCTTGCGGGCGAAGCGTTACCCGCATCCTGATGGTTTGAAGCGGCGCGTTGACGAGATCGTCGATGTGGAGGACGCCGTGGGCGTTGCCTGGGCGGCGGTGGGGCTCGTTGAGCCCGTGGTTGACCCGGATGATGCGCCAGTGGTTGCGCCGGAAGCCGCACAGGCCACTACAGAGCCTCCTGCGGGCCGCTCTAAGGCATCAAAGGCGCGTAAGAAGGGACGGTGAACCTTGGCGGCGCTCGATTTCACCTCTCGCACGGCTGTTCTCGCCTACTTGACGGACACCCTGCCGAACGTTGACGTGGGGATCATCGAGGCGCTGTTGGATTCGAGTGCCGGCACGGATTGCGCCACGCCGCCCGTCATCACCTACAGGCCGTTCTGGGTGCAGGCGAACATCTTGGGCACGAACCCGGATCAGGTGTTCGCGAGTGTCACGAGCGCTGCCGGGTCAAGCGTCACATATCGCGATACGAGCCGCGCGACTGTGCGCGGTTTGATGCGTCGCCAAGCCATTCTCGATAGGGGTTTGTGCG